AGCGAGCGAAGGTCGACGCACTCGCCGGCGATAACGATTTGCTGTGCGGGCAGGGCGCTATCCGGATCGTCGTGAACGCTGACAGTCGCGCGGGCATCGGCGCGAAGCACGATAGGGTCGGCAGGGAATGCGACCATGCGCGTCTGGACTGTACCGGGGAGGTCGACCGTAAGCACGCGGGCATCGGGTGACTTGTCGGTGTCGTGACGATGGACCCAAACGTCATTGATTGTTCCGTCCATGATTGCCTGCCGGGTGAATGTCGGGTCCTGCTTCATGGTCGTTACCTCCGGGTCGGTTGCGTTCTTAGATAGTACCACGGGCTGTCAAGTTCGCTTCACGTTTGAGCGTTGTATGTACATATTCGGCACGCGCGTGAGAATCCTTTACTGATTGTCGATCTAGGCGACGCGCGTGCTAGCAGGGCAGGGCGGGCGCCGACGTGCTACAGGGCAGGCACTAGGGCAGGCGCCTAGCAGGGCAGGTGCTAGGCGAGGGCAGGCAAGGGCAGGGCAGGGCTCACATATTCGCGCTCTACACGAAATGAAAACGGCGCCAGTCCTGGAGATCGCTTGCATCCGCTCATTCGTATGTGTGCATATTCGCATATGCGAATGGATGTGTTCCCGCCTGGCGCAGCGCGTGATCTGAGGCGGGGATAGGCTCATTTCCGAGCCTGCACACGATAACGTCTCATTGTCGCGCACGGGCTCGATCGAGCCCAGGCCGGCGCCCCCCATGCCCCCGTTTCGCGACGTTCAGCCCGGGCCCAGCTAGCCCTGCATCTACGGCAGATAGTGCGCACGCACACCAGTGGCAAGACACGCCCCCACATGCTAGGCTCCGACCGTGCCTGCAGATAATTCTCAGAAGAGGAAGCCCCGCAGCCGTGCCCGTGAGCCCAAGAAGCTCACCCCGGAGTTCGTGTTCGCCTGCGGCAAGCTGTTCTGCACCCAGGAGGAGATCGGTGACCTCTGCGGACTCAGCCAGGGCCGCATCTCCACCATCCTCAACGAGGATCCCATCCTCGCCCAAGCCTTCAGGACCGGCCGCGCTCAGGGCAAGATGTCCTTGCGCCGGGCACAGGCCAAGAAGGCAATCACGGACGGAAATCTTGTCGCCCAGATCTGGCTCGGCAAGCAGGAGCTAGGGCAGTCGGATAAGCAGGAGACGCACGAGACCCAGGACCTCAACATCACTGTGCAGTACGTCGCCGCCTGGGGGAAATCGCCCAACGAACTGCCCCCGCCGCCCTCTCCCGACGCTTCCGAATCCGACACAAATCCGCCTGGACACAATCGAACACAATTGGCGAGTTCAACAGACGTTGACATCATCGACTCGACGGCCACCGAGGACGACGATCCCCCCGCTCCACCCGCCTCACAACCCAAACCGTGACACCTTAGAACTCAAACACCCCCCTACTACCACCTTATTACCCTCTATTACCAGCTATTTACAATCCCACAGTAGCTAAAAACAAGTCGCAACAGGGAAAAAGCAGGTAATAGCAGGGGGTTACAATCCCACAGTGCTATCGGGGAAACCTAGTCCACATAGAAAAGTATCCCCCCCTACCACCTCCCCCCCTCCCCCCGTTCTCCGAGAGGACTAGAGTAGCGATTTGCACTGTGGGATTGTAACTACCTGCAAATAGCAAAAAACGCGACTGGGTGACAGAATCATGGTAGACACAAAGAATCGACTGTGATACGGTCACTCCAGTCGACCCCCGGAGGACCCGTATGAGCCAGCCGATCAAGCGCCTCACCTACGCCGAAGCAAAGCGGATAGAGGCCATGCAAGGGCGTCTCTGCCGCGGCTGCCGCACTGTCTACGCTCCCGAGCAGATCCCCGACTCGTTCGGCCTTGACAGGCGCACCCGCGACGGGCTCACCGCACTCTGCGTGACCTGCATCGACCGGCGTGACCACGCCACCACCTCTCGCCTCGACTCTACCCATGCCGACGCCCAGGCCCGCTACCGGCGGACGCTCCGCGACCTCAACCTGGCGCAGGTCCAGGCCGACCTCGCCGCTCTGCTCCCCGAACATGGGATCCCCGCGCTGGCCTTTCCCGGCTACCCGACTCCTGCCTCCAACCCACCCGCCAAACCGCGCGGGCCCCGGCAGGATGCAATCGTCACGAGGCTCTACAACCAGCTCCGGGACGCGCCGTTCAAGACATGGGAAGAGGTTTCCCAACTGACCCAGCGCGACCTCTGCATCCGCCTCGAGAAGCTCGGACCGCGCTCGTTCGAGATCATCGACGAGCATCTCAAGGCTTTCGGGCTCGACCCGCTCGCGCCATGACGTCCTTCGACACCGCGCTCAGAGAACTCATCTGGCAGCTTGCCGAGCCAGGTGAGCGTGTTCGCATCACGATCGACGTCGAGGCCAACTATGGGTTCACCCTTTCCGTCAAGCCAAAGAAGCCACTTTCTCGCAAGCGCCCGAGGGACAGAATGGTTCTCCCCGGACCGACTCAGACTGACGACAAGGGGATCCCGTTGTGGCTGAACCGTGATGACGATGAGCCCACCCGCGACCCTGGGGGGACGCCATGACCCCGGATCCGCTCGCCCCCGCCGACCCACCCCGCTACGACGACTGCACGCTCTGCGAGGACTTCCCCGGCCCGGTGTTTAGCCCTACCTCCAGCCTCGCCGACATGGAGGCCCACCTGACCGAGCTGCTCGCTCAGGCCCGGCTCACCTTCGCGCTCTCTCCTGGGGTCATCGTGCTCGTCCCCGCTGCCGTCCGCGGCTACGAGCTGTTCCTCCTCGAGCCCGGCCTCCGCGCCGATCTCGTGCTCACCGCTCTGGGCCGGCCGCCCCGATGAGCGACCTCCCCCACATCGAGTCCCTCGGCATCGAGTTGCCGAAGGGGCGAGCATTCTGGTCACGCATCGAGCAGGCGCACAGTCTTGGCCTCTTGATGTCTGAAGAGGCGGACGAGGCCAAGGACGCGCTGAACGAACTCCTCGCCGTCATCGAGCGGCTGGCGGGGGAGCGGGACACCAACGAGGATGAGGCTGCTGCGTGGCAGAAGTGTGCCGAGCAGGCCGAGGCCGCCCTCGCCGCCATGACCGAGGAGCGGGACCAATGGGAGTGGGTGGCACGGCATCGACGCGCGTTGAGGGTCCGCGGAACAGTCGAGTTCTCATGGGGTTGGGAGTGCGTTCTCCGTGACGAACAGCCCGGAGAGAACGAAGTCGATTGGCTCCTCGCCCGCTACCAGCCCACCGAGGAGCCGACCGATGTTCTGTGACGGCAGGCTCTACTGCGATCTGCTCGACGTGGACACACACGAGGTGCTCGACAGCGTCGAGGTGACCGAGGGCGAGGACATCGTCTTTCAGCCCATGCGTCGCGCAGCGACCGTCGCCATCCAGTTCCGCGTCTCGCCGCGCCTTGTGACCGGGCCGAGATACCCGGAGTCGGACGACCAGCTCGTCGTCTGTGACGGCGATTGGGGCATCCACTATGGGGCGCCCGTCGGCGCCGAGGAGGGGAAGCTATGAAGTTCACCGCCACCATCCGCAACGAGCGCGGCCAGGAACTCGTCTGGCACAATGCTGAGTTCCGCTTCGGAGACACCATCACGCTGGACGGCATCGAGGTGCGCGAGAAGTTGACGCACCCCGGTCAGCCTCCAGCCATGGACACTGTGCTGTGGCTTGCAGGGACCATCGAGGTCAAGGTGGAGAAGTGAGCCGCCGCACCGACCGCTATTCGCTCAAGGCCTCCCCTGAGCTGCTCGCGCGCATGGCCACCCCAGATCAGGTCCACCCGCCACAAGCGCGAGAAGCCCTAGCGCATGGGCTTCTCGTCTTCGGCCTCTGCCCGGACATGAAGTGGCGCCGCGTCGAGATCGTCTCCGTCCACAAGGCCGGCCCCACCGCGCCGACCTACTACCGCATCGTCTTCGCGTCCTTCGCCGGCCACCCCTGCTACGTGCGCACGTTCACCAAGGACGGTATCCTTCTCGTGGAGGCCCCCCAGACCACCCCCGTCGACCTGACTGGAGACTGATATGCCCGCCAAGAAGAAGCCCGAGCCGCTCGAGAAGATCGACCCGCCGAAGGTCGACGTCTCAGAGGACGGCATCGACTTCGCCCCCATCATCTTCGACGTGGTCGTCGAGTTCGGCCAGCCGATCACCCCGACCGAGGTCGCTGAGCTGACCGCGATGGACCTCGCCCGCGTCACCGAGCTGCTCGACGGTCTGGTCACCGAGGGCAAGCTCGTCCTCGGTGACGATCAGTTCTACCGGCTCGCCACCGTAGCCGCGGACGCAGACCTCGTCGCGCCGCCTGTCCCGGACCTGGAAGACCTGGTGGCCCGCGGAGAGGTCACTCTCGAGGTGGACTACGACGACACGATCGCGACCCCGTCCCTCGACCCCGCGGCCAATCTCGAGGGCCCCTCCACTGTCGTCTATCTGCCGAGCAGCGACATCGTCGCCTTCCTCAAAAACATCAACCTGCCGCCGCAGCTCATCGCCGGCTTCGGCATGCCCTCCGAGGTCCACGGCTTCCTCGCCTTCGAGGATGCCACCCCGTCGACTGAAGAGCCTCAGCCGACGAGCGCCTTCCGCGTCGTGCTTTACGGCAAGCACATGAACGTCGCCGCGCGCCTCAACCCCAACCAGCCCGGCTACGTCGGCGAGGTGGTGCCCTCGGCCGCGCCGCGGCTCTCCATGCCTGAGGGCGGCCCCGAATGAGCTTCTGGGCCGGCTTCGCCTGCGGCGTGGCCGCGGTCTACGGCCTCTCGCTGCTCGCCTTCGTGCTGCTCTTCCGCCCCCGCCGGCAGCCGTGCCAACAGGCGCGCATGCGCCAGGTGGTCGAGGAACGCGCTTGCCCCGAGTACCCGACGGTGCGCTTCACGCACGTCACCGGGATCGGCGAATACGTGAGGGGGAGTGATGGGTGAGCTTGAAGACATGCGCGATTCCATCTCCGAGCTGCGCGACGCGCTCACCGAACTTGTGCTGCTCGTTGCCAACCCCGGGATGGCCCATGAGCAGGTGTGCGTCTACAAAGCGGGCGAGTGGACCGAGGTCGAGCGCATAGAGCGGCTTCGCGTGAGGGTCACCGAAGGCCGCTGACGGTGGCCCGCCGCTACGCCGCCCCGCGTGAGGCTCGCGCCCCCAAGACCCCGCGCGAGCGCAAACTGCTGCTCGAGCTGTACACGCCGCAGGACTGGCAGATGGAGGTTCATCAGTGCGGGGCGCGCTTCCGCTGCGTGGTCTGCGGGCGCCGCGCCGGCAAAAGCTTTTGCGGGGTCAACGAGATCGCCGCCTACTCGTGGGAGCACACCGAGTACCCCTCCTGGTGGGTGGCCCCGACCTACGGCCAGGCGGAGAAGGGCTTCACCGTCTGCACGCAGAAGTTCGAGTCGGCGATCAAGAGCAAGACTCAGGCTCAAGGCCGCATGACGATCACCTGGAAGTCGGGCGGCAAGACGGTCTTCAACTCCGCCGAGCGCTACGAGAACCTGCGTGGTGAGGGCGTCGGCCTGATGGTCCTCGACGAGGCGGCGTTCATGGCGCGGGCAGCCTGGGAGCAGGTCTTGCGACCCATGCTCTCCGACACTGGTGGCCGGGCCCTGTTCACGACCACGCCCAAGGGCAAGAACTGGGTCTACGGCATCTTCCAGCGCGGCGAGGACCCTGACCAGCCGGACTACGCCTCGTTCAAGGTCCCGACCGTGACCAGCATCTACGTTCCTGACAGCGAGGTGGAAGAAGCACGGAACACGCTGCCCGCGGACGTCTTCGCGCAAGAATATCTTGCGGACTTCCTTGACGAGGCTGCCGGCGTCTTCCACGGCGTCGCGGCCTGCGTCTACGGCGACCTGTACGAACCATCCAACGCCGCCAGCGTCGTCGGCCATCGCTACGCGCTCGGCGTCGACCTCGCCAAGCATTCCGACTTCACGGTCATCACCGTCATGGACATCGACGCTCTGAGGGACGGGGTAGTGACTCCGCACGTCTGCGGGTTCACGCGCATGAATACGCTCTCGTGGGATCTGCAGATGGACATGATTGCTCAGCAGAGTGCCCTGTACGGTGGGGCACCCGTGCTAATCGACTCAACCGGGATTGGTGACCCTATCCATGACTTTCTCAGAGCGAAGGGCGTTCCCTGCTATCCGTATCTCCTCACAGGGACGCGGAAACAGCAGTTGATCCAGAACCTCAGTATGTCGATTCAGACGAAGGGTGTCTCTTTTCCGCAGATTCCCGTGCTGACACAGGAACTATCAATGTACCAGTATCAGATTAGTCCCTCTGGATCCTTCACTTACGGAGCCCCCGATAATGAACATGACGACACGGTGATTTCCTTGGCCTTGGCTACGTGGGCCAGTCAGCACTATCCAGGTCAAGGGACTCCGAGGTTCATTGTCGAGGAAGATCCGCGAGAGGACATGATCTCGCCCTATTGAGGAAGGGAGGTGATGCCCCTTGACTGCTGATCCCTTCTATCAGTATCCAGGGTAAGCATCGGCCCCCACCCCGACCCGCTTCGTGAGGAAGCTGGGCTCGGTCTGGGGGCCGATGCTTTACTCAACCATGACCTGCCTGCTGTGCGCAACCAGTCTGGTTGCATGAATAGTATTCCGATGAAATACTCGCTCCGTGGCCCTCCTCGATCGCATATGGGGGAACCGTAGCACGGACGATACCGATACCCGTGTGCTTGAGGCCCTCTCCGAGGTGGCTAAGGCCGTCGGCCACAACGAGTTGCTCGAGGAGCGTATCGCCGAGTTGGAGACGTTCATCGAGGACGTCGGCTGGGAGCGCATGTATGGCTACGGCGATGACTTCCAGTTCACGCGCGAGGCGCTGCGCGACATCATCCGTTTGTCGCGCCTGTACTACCTCAAGTCCCCGATCATCAAGCGGCCCGTTGACCTTCAGAGTTACTACGTCTGGGGTCAGGGGTTCGAGCTCAAGGATTCCAACCCGGCCCTCAACGACGTGGTGCAGCGCTTCGTCAAGGACCCCTCCAACCAGCGCGCCCTCTTCAGCGTCGAGTCGGCGATGGATGCCGAGCGTAAGCTCCGCGTCGAGGGCAACCTCTTTTTGGGTTACTTCACGAATCTCTCTACCGGGCGCGTCCAGGTGCGCCGCTTCAAGGTCGATGAGGTCCAGTCGATCGTCTTCTCCGATGACGATGCGACCGAGCCGAGATTCTACTTGCGCGTGTGGTCCGATTCCAACGGATCCCAGCGGAGATACTATCCTGACTGGGGATACGTTCGCCGCTTGCGCGCCGAGCGTGAAATCGGCACGTCCCTAGGACAGACCGACTCCGTTCGTCAGGAGATGATCGGCGAGGTCAGCATCGACTGGGATGTACCCATCCTGCATCGCAAGACCGGCGGCTTCTCCGACATGGACTTCGGCGTGCCTGAGACCTACGCCGCCCTCGACTGGGCCAAGGCATATCGAGAGCTTCTTGAGGACTTCAAGAAGACCTCACGGGCCTTGGCGAAGTGGGCGATGGTACTCAAGAAGGAGGGCGCGAGCCAGGCGCAGATCACCGCCATCCAGGCCCGTCTCCAGTCCACGCTCGGAACTGCCTCCGCAGAGACCAACCCCGCCCCCGTCACTGGCTCCACCTTCGTCTCAAACGACTCCGTGGACCTCAAGGCCCTTGATGTCAGCAAGGCGTCTATCGACCCTGAGAAGTTCAATCGAGTCATGCTCATGGCCTGCGCGGCGATGGGCACGCCCTCGAACTTCTATGGCGACGCCGCCTCCGGCAACCTCGCCTCGGCCAAGACGCTCGACCGCCCGACGGAGCTGATGTTCCGGGCGCGTCAGAACCTTTGGGCTGAGGTCTTTGCCGATTGCTGCACGATCGCCATCGAGGCGGCGGCGCTGGCGCCCAAGTCGAAGAAGGTCCAGTCGGCCGGCTACGATGAGGACACCGGCCTGATGAAGATCAAGGCCGACCGCAAGCTGGTCGACGTCGACATCGACATGAGCTTCCCGCCGGTGCTGCAGCAGGACGTGCAGTCAGTGGTGCAGTCCTTGGTCACCGGGATCACCCTGAACGGCCAGCCGATACAGGTGATGAACGACGGGCCTACCATCCTGCGCATCCTGCTCAAGGCGCTGGGCATCGACGAGGTCGACGAAGTGGTCGAGATCTTCTACCCCAAGGACGGCGGCAAGTCGACGGCCAAGCCGATCAAGACCTACTCCGCGCCGCTCAACCCCGGGGAGTCCCCCGACGCCGCCTCGAAGAACGCCAAGCCGGATGGCACGCTCACCCCGGCGCAGCAGGCCGCGCAGCAGAACGAGAAGGTCAAGCCCGCGAAGATAGATGCCCCTCCGCAATCTCCGGCCTCCCAGAGGTGATGACGTGACTCCTGAAGAGATCAAGCAGATGGTCGAAGCGATGACGCCGGAGGAGCGCGCCGCGCTCCAGGAGCAGGTCGTCGAGTTCGACGCTCCGACGCAGGAAGCCCTTGAGGGCGATCTGGCCGAACTCATCGAGAAGGCAGTGGCGGACGACAACACCATCGACCTCAAGCTCATCTCTCCTGGCTGGGGCTCCTCTGGACATTACAGCGCGGAGGTGCTCAAGCGAGACGGGCCGGCCGCGTTCCCGGTGGGTACGCAGATGTTTCTGGACCACCCAACGGAGTCTCAGAAACGCGAGCGACCCGAGGGATCCGTGAAGGACCTTGCCGCGGCTATCGCGACTGAGCCCGTCTACAAGGAGAGCGGTCCCGCTGGTCCGGGGCTCTACGCGAAGGCTGCCGTGATCCCCGAGTACAAGGGGCTCATCGACGCTCTGGCGCCGCATATCGGCGTCTCCATCCGCTCCCCCGGCTCTGTGACGGAGGGAGAAGCCGAGGGGCGGAGAGGGCGCATCGTCACGTCTCTCAGGAACAGCCCCCTCCACAGCGCCGTCGACTTCGTCACCAAGGCCGGTCGCGGCGGACAGGTGCTCGCTCTCATGGAGAGCTGGCGCGACCCCCACGACACGACCCCACCCGATCCGACCGACCAGAAAACCACCAAGGACGACCCACCCAGCAATCTCAAGGAGAATCAGGACATGGACGAGCTGCAGAAGGCTCAGGAGGCCCTCACCGCCTCCGAGGCAAGGGTCACCGAGCTGGTGGCCGCGAACGAGGCGATGAGCACCGAGCTTGGCAGTCTGCGCGAGTCCGTGGCTCTGTCCGAGGCCCGCGTGCTCGTCGAGGCCGAAGTCGGCAAGACCGAGCTGCACGCCATCACTCGGGCCCGCCTCACCGAGAGCGTCATCGCGATGGCGAAGCTTGGCGAGGACGGCAAGCTCGACGCCAAGGCCCTCAGCGAGTCGATGAGCGCCGAGATCGCCCGCGAGACCGAGTACGTCGCCAAGCTCACCGAGTCCGGCAAGGTCCGCGACCAGGGCAAGAGCGACGTCACTGACGACGCCCAGGCCAAGCTCGAGGAGTCGTTCGCCGCCCGCTATGCGGGTGAGGGCTACTCCGCCGAGCAGGCGAAGAAGATGGCGGCCACCGCCGCCGGGAGGTAATCCACCATGATCAATGAAGTCATCCACGACGCCTGGGTGCTGCCGGTGGTCGTCACCGACCCGGCGATCCCGCAGGGCGGCGATCCTTGCCGCTGGGGCTTCCTCACGGGCGTGGCCGTCGATGATGAGAACGCCGCTGGCGTGACCGTCGTCGACTTCGGCCAGCGTGTCCACACGCTCACGGTCACCGACCGGGGCGGCGGCGGCATCGCCGTCGGCGACACCCTGTTCTACGCCGACGCCACCAACGACATCGACGACGTCACGACCGGTACCCCGTTCGGGTACGCGATGGACGTCGTCGGCGCCGGGCTCTCCGCGGCCATCCGCGTCCTCCACGTTCCCGGCCACGGCGCCGCGACGCTGGGCGCGGGCGTGATCGGCGCCGCCAACCTCGCCGCCAACGCGGTCGAGACGGCGAAGATCCTCAACGCCAACGTCACGCTCGGCAAGCTCGCCGCCGAGTCGGTCGACGGCTCCAAGGTCGCCGAGTCGGCGGACGCCGCCGTGCTCGGCGCGGTGCCGCTGCTCTACCACTACACGATTCCGGACGTCGGTGCCCCCACCGATTACGACATCGTGGTCACCAGCAAGATCCGCGTGGTCGACGCCTGGATCCTCAACACCGGCATCGCCGCTCACGCCGCGAACGACACGATCCAGTTCAAGAACGGTGCCAACGCGATCACCAACGCGATCGCCAAGACCGCCGCGACCGACATCATGGTGCACGCGACGACCATCGACGACGCCCGCATGGACATCGCCGACGGCGGAACGCTCCGCATCACGGCGACCAAGGCCACCAACATCGCGTGCGAGGCGTATGTGCTCGCCTACCGCATCGCCTAGCGGCTGAAGCCACTCGGCCAATCGAGAAAGGACTAGCCACTATGGCTGACGAACTGCAGACCTTCTCGGACGACGAGGGTTTCGTCCGCTTGAAGGAGACCCCGCGCATCAAGGCGGGCATCACCCAGCTCAACGAGATCCTCGCGAACGACCCGTACATGGTCTCGCGCTGGGTCGACGACCTGCGCCACGACCATGTCAGGAACCTCACCGAGACGATCGCCCCCGGTGACTTCCCGACGCTGTTCGGCTTCCTCATCCAGCGCGACATGCTGGCGAAGTACGCCGAGATGCCCTCGGAGTGGCGGCGCTGGATCCCCACCGGGACCGTGCCCAACTTCAACGTACACCGCAAGCTCAAGGTGTACGGCCAGGACAACGAGCTGCCGGTGGTCCTGCCGGGCGCTCCGTACACGGAAACGCCTTCGGGCACCTCTGGGTACAACCGCTCGGTCGTCAAGTACGGCCGTCGGTTCAACATCCTCTGGGAGAGCATCATCAACGACGCTCTCGGCGCCTTCTCGGACATTCCGCAGCGCTTCGCGACCGCGGTGTCCCGGACCCAGGCCAAGAACGCCACGCGCATCTACTCCTCGGCCGCCGGCCCGAACCCCGCGCTCTTCGGGGCTCCGATCGTCGATGTCGACGGGCAGAACGTGACCAACCAGGGGGTGCTTCCGTTCACCCTGGGCAACCTCTCCATCACGCGTCAGTTGATGAAGAACCAGACCGATCCCAACGGCGAGCGCATCGGCCTCACGCCGAAGTACCTCGTCGTGCCCGGCTCGCTCGAGGACGCCGCCTGGGCGGCGCTCACGAGCACGATGGTGCAGCAGGCAGCGGCGGCGCTTCCGGTGCCGACGGTCAACCCGGCTCCGCGCTGGGGTCTGCAGCTCATCGTCGATGACTACCTCGAGACCATCGACCTGACCGGCACCGCGGACACCACCTGGTATCTGTTCGCCGAGCCGGGCGGGGCCAGTGCTCTGCAGATGGACTTCCTCGCCGGCAACGTCGGCCCGGACATCCGCATCAAGAGCAACGGCTCCGGCGGCAACCCGATGGACGGCGACTTCGAGAACGACGCGATCGCGTATCGTTGTAGGGACGTCCACGGGGGTGCGCAGCTTGAACCAAGATATGCGTACTGCCAGGTTGGTCCGTAAGTTCTAGTAGGACCAATCACGACCACCCCGGGGGCCTCTAGGCGGCCCCCGGGGAGCCGGACGAAACCGAGAGAGGAGGTTGCTGATGAACGAGTTCCCATGGACGCCCCAGCATGAGCAGCCCGCCGAAGAAGTGCAGCAGGAAACAGTGACCGAGGAGGTGGTCCTCGATTCTGGCGACCAGGATGTTCCTGCCCCGGCGGCGGAAGTGGTCGTCGATGAGCCGGCTGCCAAGAAACCGGCTGCCAAGAAGGCGACCAAGGCGAAGAAGGCCAAGCGTTGACCTGGACGTATGCCCCCACCACCGATCTCGGCAAGATGCGTCTGCTCGTTGCGGACACGGACTCGTCGCGCCAGATCATGCAGGACGAAGACCTGCAGGGGTTCATCGCGATCGCCGGTCACTACTGGCTAGGAGCCGCGATGGCGCTCGACTCCATCGCTGCGAACGAGGTGCTGACGCAGAAGGTGCTCACCATCATGGGCACCTCGACCGACGGGGCGAAGGTGGCGAAGGAGCTGCGCGCGCGCGCGAAGCAACTCCGTGAGGACTTCCGTAGCTTCGGCCCCACGGCCGAGCTTGGCTTTGCCAGCGCCGAGATGCCCGACGGGGCGTTCTCGTATGAAGAGATGCTCTTGAAGCAGTACCAGCGAGGGCTCTGATGCCCATCCAGGCCACCCCCATAGCCGGGATCCCCCTCCTCGGGGCTCTCGCTGGTCGCTTCACTGACCTTGCCACCGTCTACGCCGCCGTCGAGGCGAACGTCAAAGGTGACGTGACCACGACGCACGCGGTCGTGCGCGCCGGCCACGAGGACATCCCCGCCATCGTCGCCCCCGGCAACGTCGGCAACACGCGCATGAAGCGCGAGGAGATGATGGCCTCCGCCGTCACCACCGAGATGGAGTACGACTACGTGCTGCTTTCCGGGGCGTGGCCGCTCATCGACCTGCAGGATGAGATCGAGTTCAACTCGGACGGCTTGCGCTGGGCGATCGTCGCCATCGACATCGACCAGACGCAGACGTTCACCAAGCTCTATTGCGAGCGCATGAACCCGGGGAACATCTGATGGCCGTCATCGTCCAGGGCGATGAGGCGCTGGTCGCCAAGTTCAGGGCTGCCGATGCGGCGCTGCATGCCAGCGAGCGCGACTGGCTGGCCGAGGCCGGTGCCATCGTCGAGGGGGCCATCGAGGCGAACATCGCCGCGCAGGGCCTCATCGAGGATGGCGACCTCGTCGGCTCGGGTCGGGTGTTCATGGCGACCGCGCACGGCATCACTGTGGGCTTCGGGCAGGGCCTCGACTACGCTGCCTCGCTCGAGCTGGGCGCCGAGCCGCACGTCATCGAGGCGAGCAACGTCGAGAACCTCAAGTTCTTCTGGAAGCGTGAGGGCGTGCAGTTCTACGGGCCGCGGGTGAACCATCCCGGCAACCGCCCTTACAAGTTCATGCGTAACGGCTCGGAAGAGGCGATGGTGCCGCTGTGCTTCATGTTCATGGCCCGCCTGCGGGCGATATTCGGGATGGGTCTGTGAGCTTCGAGACCGATATTTGGGACTCGCTCACCGGGGACGCCGGCCTAGCGGCGCTCATCAGCACGCGTCTCTATCGCAGCCGCGTCGAGGAGAAGCCGACGCCGCCCTACGTGCGCCAGTACCAGGTCAGGAACAAGCCCTCGCAGGCCATCAACGGGAGCATCGTCGTCGAGCGTCCGGTGCTCGTCTACCAGATCTTCGCCCTGACCGATGACGAGACGGTCTCCGTCCGCAACGCGATGCGCACGGCGCTGCTTGCGGCGGGGTATCCCATCGCCTTCGAGGACGACATCTCCGACTCGGACGCCATCAGCGGCCTGCGCCGGCGCGACATGACCGTGAGGGTGGCGCATGACTGACTTGACCAAGATGCTGCCGCTGCTGGTCTCGATGCGCGCGATGTGTGATGCGCTGCTGCTCGAGATCGCCGAGGAGCAGAAGCCGAAGGAAAAGAAGGGCATCCTCCCGCCTGAGCCTCACACGCACGAACTGGAGCCGGGCTTCGGCGCTACCGGCATCTGCAAGGTCTGTGGCGAAACCGTAGCGAGAGAGGTCAAAGATGACTGACAAGTATTGGGCGCTCGTGGACCTTCGCTACCCCGCTGGCGATGACGAGTACGCCAAGGCCATGAAGGGCGCAGAGTACGAAGAGGTCGTCGTCAAGGCTGGCGAGCCGCTCACCCGCGTGAGCGAGGAGTCGATCAAGGCGCTGCTCTCGATGGGGCGCGAGGTCATCACGACCAAGGCTCCTCCTCCTGTCAAGGCTCCCGTCGAGGACGCTGAGCAGACGAAGGCGGTGAAGGCATGACCAAGCGTGGATCCCCCGACGTCGGCTACCTGCTCGCTGGCGCGCAGAACCTCACCTCGATCAGCAACAAGATCGAGTACGGGCAGTCGAACCCAGTGCAGGATGTGACCGGGTTCGGGCAGCGTTCGGCCAGGTTCGAGCAGACGGTGCTCAAGAAGTACGAGATCGGCGGCCACGAGGCGTGGTACGACGACGCCGAGTTCACGGCCACCTCGAAGCTTGTCGCGCTCTCCGGCTCCAACGTCTTCATGATGGCGGTCGAGGGCAACACGCAGGGCAAGACTGCGGTCTGCGCGGGTGAGGTCATCCATGCCGCCTTCAAGGTCATCCAGACGGTCGGCGAGTTCCACAAGGCGGCGCTCGAGCTGTCCGTCAGTGGCGTGATGGAGGCGGCTGTCATCGTCGCCGCGCTCGTCTCACGCGCGGGCAACTTGACCACCGAGGCGACCTACATCGACCTCGGGGTGGCCGGGGGCGGGACCACGGGCGGCAATCTCTACATGAGCTGCCCTGTGCTCGCCCTCACCGGCAGCACGAACCTCATCATCTCGACTGAGGACTCGGCCGACCACGCTACCTGGGCGGCGCACACGGCCTTCACCGCGCTCACCGCTCCGGGGGCCGAGAAGAAGGTCGCCACCGACCTGACCATGAACCGCTACTGGTGCATCAAGACCGTCTACACCGGCCTGGCCGGGACTCCGTCTGCTTCATTCACAGTCGCGGTAAAGGTCAATGATCCTCACTGATAACCCAATTTCCCATTCTCCCTTCGGCCCATGCTCTCTTTGTGGCCTCCGAAAGTTTCCGACGGGTATCGTCGGTAATCTGATCGGCGGGCTTGTGGAGCTTGCGATGGTCGGACTTCGACATGGCGATGAGGTTCTCGATACGGTTGTCGTTCTTGATGCCGTTGACGTGATGGACGATCTCTTTGGGTCCAAGAAGACGACCGTTGGCTTCTTCCCACACGATGCGATGTTCACGAACGTAGCCAAGCATGGTCTTGGAGCGAGAGGCAGCGGGATGGTCGGGTCGGTATACGTAGATGTATCCCTGCGCGGACGTTCTCCGGCCCACGAAATGCTTGCTCTCCGTCCCCTTGGGGTTCGGGGTTCTTGCGTGACGTCCGTGCTCGGGTATGTATGGCCGCGGGTGTCCTTTGAAGTACCGAAGCCTGCGAGCAGTGTACGTCGCAATAGGAGTTTGCTGTCCGCAGCCGCACTCGCAAAGGCCGGTTGGAATCTCATCAGGGGCAGGGGTGTAGTGATGCGGGGCCACAGGGGCAACCCGAGTGGCGTGGCCGGGGAGAAAGCGGGCGTGGTGGTAGTGACCGGATCTATGCTTCGTCTGGAGAAGGGGTTGTCCGCAGCCACATTCACACACGCGGTCGCGAGCGGTCTCAATCGTATCTTTCGGGCGATGTCCGTGAAAATAGACTCCTCTGCCCTTTACCTCACGTCCGCACCCACAAGCACATATCTTCATGACTCCTCCTCATTTGGCGTGAAGAGAGTCTATCATACTCTACAAACAGAAGGAGAATGTCGTGGCCAAGCGCAGTAGTGTTGACGTTCTGTTCGAGGTCGACAAGGCCGACGGCGGCGTGCTCACCACCGGCCTCACCCCGTTCATCACCAAGTTCGGCGACCTCAACTTCACCAAGGGCACCATCCCCGCCACCGCCTTCGGTGACACCAGCGAGAAGTACCTGCTCGGCATCATCAGCAAGTACGACCCCATCCCGGTCGATTTCTGGTACGACGACGCGGCCGAGCCCGCCCCCAATGCGGTCTTCGACATCACCAAGTACGTCCACGCGGTGACGCGCTCGTTCTCGCTCACGCTGGGCGGCGCGCGCGTCTACACGGGCGAACTGTGGATCACCGAGTACAAGGTCACGCCGACCATCGGCGAGTACCACAACTGTGTGGCGACCCTGCAGTTCGACGGCGACATCGCCGTGGCGTAAGGCGGCCTGGGAATGGGATTCCTCGACCTGCCGATGCGGGTGAAGCTGCCCGACGATGAGTGGATCGACGTCAAGCGCGTCTCCGCGGTCGAGTTCCGCGAGATGCAGAAGGAAGCGGCCACGGCCGAGCCCGAGTTCGAGGGCGACGACAAGGACACCGCCGAGAACTTCCACATCCTGCGGCAGATCAGGGGGCTCATCGTCGCCTGGTCTGACGAGGCGCCGCTGACGCCGGAGAACCTCGAGCGCCTGCCGCTCGACATCAACACGATGCTGGTACAGCAGATCGGCGCGGGGGCGTCGGGCGCGGTCCCTTTGCCGATTACCTCGACCTGGAGCGAATCCTCTCTGGACGAAGTGGAGTAACGCCGCCGCATGGCTACCTGCATTCACGCTACTGTGAGGAGTTCGGGAAGCTCCCCAGCGAGATCGAGCGGGAAGATCCCGAACTCCTCCAGCGCATTGTTCAGCTACGCGGTTACGCTCGCATGCGCGACGCGATGCGCACGGAGAAGGAACGTGAGCGTGACGCCGTACCGAGCGGGCCGGTAGCCGAGCTGGTGGCCCGGGTCCAGCATGAACTGCAGTTAGAAGACCTGAAAGAGCAGAAGCGCGAAACGGACGAGGACGAAGGGGGTGAGGAGTAGTGTCGAACTTCTACGGCGAACTCCTCATCCGCATCACATCCGACACGGCGGGACTCTCGCGCGGCCTGCAGCAGTCGGCCGCGCAGACCAACGCCGCCTCGAAGTCGATGGAGGCCGCCGGCAAGAAGGCGCGCGTCTCGTGGGAGCGCGTCGGCCTCGGCATGCAGAACGTCGGCCGCACCATGTCGCAGTTCGTGACCATCCCGATCGCCGCCGGCTTCGCCTTCGCCGCCTACGCCGGCTACAAGTACAGCAAGACGCTGCTGCAGATCAGGAACCTCACCGGCCTGACTGCCGCCGAGACCGAGCGCTACGGCCAGGCGATACTGGGCATGAGCAAGTATGGGGTCGGTCCCCAGAAGCTCGCCGAGTCGATGTACTTCATCAGCTCGTCGGGGTTCAAGGCTGCCGAGGCGCTCAAGGTGCTCGACGTGGCCGCCAAGGCGTCCGCCTCCGGCATGGGCGAGGTCCAGCCGATCGCCGACGTTCTGACCAGCGCGATGAACGCCTACGGTCACTCCGCCCTCAGCGCCAAGCGCGCGACCGATATCCTGATGAAGACCATCGAGGTGGGCAAGGCTGAACCTGAAGCCTTGGCCACCTCTCTTGGTCGCATCATGCCGGTCGCGGCCAAGCTCGGCGTGCCGCTGGGCCAGGTCGGCGGGGCTATCGCCGGTCTGACGCTGACTGGTCTCTCCGCAGCCGAGGCCGTTACCGCGCTGCGGGGGACGATGGTGGCACTTTCGGCACCTGCGAAGATGTCGATTGAGGAACTGAAGAAGCTGGGCCTCTCCTACGGCGACGTGACCAAGTCCATCAAGGACAAGGGTCTGCTCGCGACGATGGAGATGCTCTACCAGAAGACCGGCGGCAACATGCTGGCGATGCGCAAGCTGGTGCCCAACGTCCGTGCCCTGAACGGCATCCTCTCGCTGCTCGGCCCCAACTACAAGAAGAACGTCGAGATCACCAAGGAGGTCATCGCCTCGAACGGCAAGCTCGCCGAGTCGTTCAAGGCGACGGCGGAGACGCCGGTCCAGAAGTTCCGCGTGGCGATCGCCTCCATCCAGGCGTCGTTCATCAAGATGGGCATCCAGATCATGCCGACCGTCGCTGCCATCGTCTCGAAGATCGGCGAACTGTTCGAGGCGTTCGGCAACATGAGCGACAGCAAGAAAAGCATCCTCATGTGGGGAGCTGTCGTCGTCGCCGCGCTTGGCCCCATCATCATGATCACCGGCTCGGTTATCCGCAGCGTCGCGCTCATCAAGGGCGCACTCTCATCGCTGACCCTCATTCAGGGCATCGGCTCCATGTTCGCCGTCTTCAAGGGCGGCGGGGGAGTCATCGCCGGGATCACCGCGATGACATCCGCGCTCAGTCCCTTGACGATCGCCCTGCTCGGGGTCGCTGCTGCTGCCGCAAGCATCTACGGGTTCGTCAAGCTCACCGACTGGCTCGACGGAACGACCGCACGCATCGCCAAGATGAACCGCGGTCTTGAACTCATCGAAGTCGACCCGACCGGAAAGCTGGCGGACAAGCTCGACCGCGCGTTCGGCGGCCACCTCGTCTCCAAGGCGGGCAAGATCACCTGGCAGCCGCAGGTCGGGTTCAAGCCGCCGCCGCAGGCGTCCGGGCTCGTGAAGTGGGTCAAGCAGGAGGCCCAGCTCGCGGTCAACGCCATCCGCGAGAAGAACAAGATGATCATGATCGAGGAGGCCCGCGCCAACCTCGCCTACTGGCAGCAGCAGAAACATGAAGCAGAGGAAGCGGCGCAGTATGCGAGGACGACCCAAGCGCGGGAGGCCGCGGATGCAAGGGTCGCTGAGTTCGATGCGAGAGCACGCGAACAGGGGGTGCTCCTTGCTCAGCTCACCGGGCAGATGCAGGGCCTTCAGGCTCTCGGCAGCAAGCTCAACATCTTCGCCGGGATGAAGGACCAGGAGAACGCCATCAGCAAGCAGATTGCCAAGGTCAAGGAACTCAAGGCCGAACTGGCGAAGAAGCCCGGCGACGTCGAACTCGGCCTCAAGGTGAACAAGGCGGAGCGCAACCTCAAAAAGCTCCAGGACGACCTCAACGCCTACAAGAGCGAGCACTACGAGGCCATCCTCGACGTGCGCGATCAGAACGCACGCAAGCGCCTGCGTGAGGTCAACCGCGCTCTTGCCGACCTCCACAAGATGAAGGCATCACCCAAAGTTGACGCACTCATCGCGGCGTTCGAGAGGGAGAGGAAGCGTGTGCTGCGCGAACTGGACGAGATAGACCGCGCAGAAGCTTCGCCGACGGTCACTGCGAACGTGGGACAGGCTCTCGGCGCGCTCTCCAGCGTGCAGGACATGATTGCCGGAATCAAATCGAAGACTGTCACGTTGAACATCCTCAAGAACTACGGATATGAGGAACCCCAGGCTCAGGGCGGCATCCACCCCCTCGTGACCCCGACTCGCTTCCTCGCTGGGGAATCCGGCCCCGAGGTCGCCGCTTTCTTCCCACTGAACGACCCCAGCCGTTCATCCGCACTGCTTGCGCAGCTCAATGCGATGCTCGGCGGCGGGAAGCAAGCGGCCGGCGGGGGGCGTGCTACTGGCGAGATGATGCCAAGCGATATCAACGTCAACGTCGTGTTGCCTGCCGGGACCATGCTTCAGGGGAACGCTCAGCAGCTTGGCAATGCAATCGCACCCTACGTCGCCCGCGCCCTTGAGCGTGAAGACGCACGCGCAGGAAGGCGGCGCTAGTGGCTATCCCGACCACGGTCACCTACGGCGGCCTCAACCTCAACAGCGGCCCCACCAGCAGCGGCATCGGCTTCACCGTGCTCGACGGCTTCGACCCCGGCGAGCGCATCAGGACGTGGAGCGAGTTCCGCGGCTACGCGGGCGCGGTCCTCCAGTACAACATCACCGAGGCAAACCTCATCCCCATGAGGATCCCGCTGCTGGCGAAGGAGAGCAGTCTGAATGGCCTGCTTACCCTGCTCGGCAAACTCAACGCCATCATCGACGGCGGCCCGACTACGTTCATCTACAACGACGGCGCCGTCAGCACCACCTACAACTGCGCCTGGTCGTCACGACCGACGATCCCTCGCGACAGCAACTTCCAGACCGGCTTCTGGGTCAAGTTCGAGCTCGTGCTCAACCGCTATCCCGAATAGGAGTCACCATGGCCTACAACACCAAGCTCGGACTCGCCGCCGCAAACGCCGAGGCCGCAGCCATCGGGGCGCTCTGCAACGGCGGCACCATCTGCCTGTACACCGGCACGCAGCCGGCGACGGCTGACACCGCGGTTACCGACCAGACAAAGCTCGCGACGCTCACCTTCGCCGGCACCGCCGTGGCCTCGACCACCGACGGCGTCGCCACGTTCAACGCCATCACCAAGGACTCCTCTGCCGACGCCAACGGAACGCCGACCTGGTTCCGCGCCTGGCAGAGCAACGGCACGACCGCCGTGTTCGACGGCACCGTCGGGCTCTCCGGCACCGACTGCGTCATCGACGCCATCCCCATCACTCAAGGGGCCGAGGTGTCCGCGGTGAGCATGGTCTATACGGCCAACAGAGGCTGACATGCCGCGCATCGACCTCCGGTTGGTGCAGGGCGCAGGCAAGCCTGCGTTCGCGGGTACGTTCGCCGTGAGTAAGGCGAACCCGGCCGGCATCGTCGTGGCCCGGCTCGCGAGCGGAAGCGCGCCGCCGACCACGGTCTTCAACGTGACCGCGGCGCCGTACAACGCCGACAGGACCGGCGTGACTCCGGCGCAGACGGCCATCCAGGCGGCGTTCACCGCGGCGCACAACAACTCGCGCAACGGCGCCCACTCGACCGTCCACTTCCCGCCGGGGACGTACCTCGTCTCGGGACGGTGGGATCTCCCGACGATCCGCACGAACGATTGGGTCGGGGCGACCAGTCCTACGCTTCAGCGGAGCGGCGTCGTCACGCTCTCTGGGTACGGCGCCACCATCAAGTACGCGAACGTCGCTGTGGACCCGCCCTTCTGCTGGCTCCAGACTCCGTGGGTGTCAGGGCCTCTTCTCCAGTATCAGACCTACGGGAACATGGTCATCGAGGGGTTCACTATCGATAACAACTGGCGGCAGCCGAGTACGCAGGCATCGTGCGTATTCCACGCTGGTGGGTGCATGAACGTCGACAACGTGACCATCCGCGACATCACCATGACGAACAACATCACTGCCCGCACCGCAGCCATCCAGCCAAGGCAGCTTGGCGGCATCGGCATCGTTGGATCGCCGGTAAACCGCTCGCAGGCGCACTGGGGCTACTGCACCAACATCACCATCGACAACTGCACGATCTACCACCAGGCAGGCGGCATCGGCATCTACGCCAACGACGACAACGAAGCCGTCTGCGGTCTCAACCCGTACATGTACGACAACATCAACATCAGCAACTGCTACGTGAACGGGAACCACCACTACGGGGCGAACATTCTCCTTGGCAGCTACGGCGCAGGATATCGCTGCTCCGTCAGTGACACGACCTGCGTGAACTCCTGCGACGACGGGCTAGAGATAAACGCCTTCAACGAGGTACACGTCACCGACTGCCACTTCGAGCAGAACCGGCAGCCAGTCTGCTTTACCAGGTTCAGCCAACCGTACAAGACAGACAAGCCCCACTACCACATGAAGGGCAACACCTACTCTGGTCTGTGCAACTCCTACTGGATGTTCACCGTCGATGCCCCAGAGGGCTCTGCCCTCGTGCCGATGCTGCCGGAGTTGAGGCACTATCGGGCCGACGCTGAGTTCGCCCCGCTCCTTACTCGCGAGTGGGGCGACATCATCGTAGAAGACCAGGTCATGGAGTACGGCTTCGCAAACACGCACAACGCGAACAACTACCCGATCACTCTCGGCAGTAACGGTATGCCGATCTCGTCGGCGACGGTCAAGAACTGCTCCTTCACCGACAAGCAGTCGAGTGCTTCGACGGACTTCATCTACATCCGTCAGGGCACGATGGGCCAGACGCTCCCCATCACCATCACCGGCTGCCGCTGGCGCAACACCACAGGCGGCGCCTACGCGCCGCTTGCCGCCGGGCAGGTGGCCCTCTCCGGCGCGCGCACCGTGACCACCGACATCGGGGGGCTGACGTAATGGCGATCACGTTCGTCGGCGCGGGCGCTTACAGCGAGGGCACCACCGCGGCCGCCCCCGCTCTTCCTGCCGGGACTCAGCAGAACGACATCCTGCTGCTCGTCTGCGGCAGCAGCGGTCACGACACTCTCGCCTGCGACGGCTACGCGAAGAAGGCCGAGTACCAGGCAGGCGGCGAGGCCATGAACCTGGTGGTCCCGCTCGAGATGCTCGAGTACGGCCTGCGCTCCGACACCGGCGTGCTTACCAGCAACCGCGCCCGCATGAAGCTCGACCCCGCCGACTACGACGGCGCTACCTACTACTTCGAGATCGTCGCCACGACGAAGGCGGGCACTGAATCGGTGGACGTTGAGCTCTACGACGTGACGAACGCCTCCGTCAAGGCGACCATTCGTCCCGGTGCCTCGAAGACCTACGAGCGGTTCCGCTCCGCGGCCTTCACTCCAGCCGCCGGTGGCAACACATACACGATCCGCATCGACGCGACGACGGCGGCCAGCGACCTCGTCGTCCTCACGGCGCGCATCATCGTCGTGCAGGCAGGAGCCACCAAGACGCGCCTCCAGTACCAACTCGGCTCTCACCAGTACAGCGGCACAGCAACAGACAGCGGCGGGTCGTTCGATGAGCTCTCTAGCGCAACTTACGGACAGACCTATGCGGAGCGCTACTACAATCTTCCGATCGATAAGACGAAGCTCGCCACCATCGCTGCCGGCACGCCATGGACGCTTGAGTGCGTGTTCAACTCAGGTCATGGGACAAGCACCGCCAGCATCGGTCTCTTTGATCGTACCGACGATGCTTTGGTCACCGGCGCTGAAGTCACTCTGGCCGGCGAGACTCCCATGATGGCGAGCATTGACTTCACCGACAATGCCACGAACTTCGACGACGGGCACGTCTACGAGGCGCGCATGAAGACCAGCGCAGCGAACACCTGCTATCTCTACGCCGCCCGCCTCTACGTGCGCCTCACGAGTCTGTCGAAGGCTGTCGTCTATTCGCGCATCGCTAGGCTGTACACGGCCAACACCTTCGCCGACTCAATGCCCTTCCAACGCCAATACTACGATGTCGACCAGTGGTCACCTGGCGCGACCTGGTATCTCGAGGCCTGCGGTCAAGATGCCTCGGCTACGCCCGCGGCGCTCGTCTACTGCCGCGAAGCGGACGGCGACACCGGCACCGGCTCCACCACGCTCGCGCCGAGCATCACGATGACTGCCGCGCAGAGTACGCCGACCAGAACGGCCATCACGCTCACCGATGAAAAGCGGTACATGGGCAGGCGCGTGGCCAGCACCGGTAACGCCTCGTTCGCCGGCGTCTACCTGGTGACGGAAGTGACCGCGTCGGCGTCCGGCGCTGCTCCTCAGGTCACCGTCTTCTGGAAGCGCCACACCGGCAGCGAGTCGACGCCTACGGTGACCGGCGCCAGCGACTCCATCGTCGCCCTCATCCACGCTTTCCGCGGGATCGATACCGGCGCCGACCCGTGGGACGCCTACGACGCCGGCCAGAACGATGGCGTCAACGTCGTCGCGGAGCTTCCCGCCCTGACGACCTCTACGGACGGCGCGCTCGTCGTCGGCGCCTTCGCCACGGCCGACAACAACTCGTGGCGTGACTCCGAATACGGCAATCTGAGCACGGACCTGCGACAGTTCTCCAGCAGGCAGACGCTCCTCGGCAGCGACAGTTCGTTCGCTTTCGTCGCCGGCCTCCTCGCAATCGCCGGGGACGTCGGCACCATCACCGCCGAGAAGACAAGCAGCGCGCTGGACGAGCTCTACGTCGCGACCGTCGGCGCGCTCAAGGCGGCGACGGTCGCTTCGGGCTTCCATCTCAATTTCGCCTGCATGGTCGCGGACGAGGGCGCAACTGAACTTCTGCAGCCGGACATCACCGGCTACGCATTTGGCGGGTCTGAAATCGGCGACTACTTCGCCCTCGTCGGCACCGACTTCGGCAGCGACGGGCAGGTGCTGTTCGGCACCACGCCCGCCGTCATCACGCTGTGGAGCGACACGCAGGTACGGATGACGATCCCCAACGTGCCCACGGCGGGCACGTACACCGTCACCATCGCGCCTTACGGCGACTACTACACGGACTCGGTGACGTTCATCGTCACGGCTACTGAGGTGCCCGTCCCATCCATCACCTCGATCACGCCGCTGGCCGGCATCGTCGGAAGCGCAGTCACCATCAGCGGCGAGAACCTCGGCGCGTCCGGTGGCACGGTGCTGTTCGGCAGCACGACTGCCACGCAGCTCTCGCACAGCGCGACGGAGATCGTCGCCACCGTGCCGACCCTTGCCCTCGGCGCCTACTTCGTCCAGGTGCTCCAGACGGGCCTCAACACCGCTACGTCGCCGCTGGCGTTCACAGTGACCGACACGCCGCCGGTAGACGCAGCCTCGGCCAACCCCTTCTTCGACGGCACCGCCGTAGTCACCATCGGCGGCCTCGACGTGACCGCCGACCTGCTCCCCGGCCTCACGTGGTCGAACACCAACCCCGGCGGCTACGGTGACGCATCCATGCGACTCTCCGGCACCGACCCCGCGACGACGTATGACGCTGCCGGTCTGGTCCGCAAGGGCGCCAAAGTACGGATCACCCACGGCAGCAGTTCGCGCATCCTGTTCGAGGGCGAAGTGACCAACGATCTGAGCCGCCCGGTGCTCGACGGCGGAGACCTCTACTACGACGTCACGGCCGCGGGCCTCTGGTGGAAGGCCGGCCTGCGCGGCGACTTCCGCCGCACCTGGGGCGACGGCGACCCGTCGCGCTGGTTCGAGATGAGCAGCGGCGGCGTCTTCGAGGTCGACGTCGACGGCAAGCTCGACATCCGCCTCCCTGCCGGGCAGACGGCCAAGAACGGCGCGGCCAAGAGCCTCTACTACTGGCTCGACGACGGCATGGGCTCGGCCGCCGACGACATCGGCTACTTCATCGGCCTCGTCGGCGGCAGGGTTCTCGACAAAGACAGCGCCGCCTGGCACGCCGAGCTGCTCAGCTCGGACTCGCCGTGGGGCACGTGGACGGTCGAGGAGTCGTGGGACAACGAGACCGTCAGCGATGGCACGCCGCTGCTGGTGACGATGGCCAGCGAGGGCGTCAAGGCGCTGCGGCTCAAGCTCTACGTCGACACTGCCGCCTCGACCGGGACCACCGCCGACCGCTACATCCGCCTCTCGAGCTTCTCCGTGCTCGGCGCCGACTTCACCACCGGATGGAACGACCTGACCACGGCAGGTACGCCGACGCGCATCAGGGCCGACGCGGCGCACGGCCTGAAGACCGGAGACCGCATTTTCATCAACGGCTTCGGCACTACGCCGGACATCAGCGGCTGGCGCACGGTCACGGTCATTGACGCCGACGAGTTCACTATCCCGATAACGACCACGATAGGGACCAGCGACACGTTCCAGTGGTTCGTCGGCCCGCGCATCGACGCGGTGCTCGCCGACATCGCCGTGACCGACAACCTCGCCACCGACTCCGACGTGCAGAGCGGCGGCATCGGCAACGTCAACTGGTCCTTCAACGTGCGCCCGCACATGAGCCGCGCCGAGGCCATCGAGCAGGTCGCCGCGATGCACTCCTCGCCGCTCTCCTACGGCTTCTGGGACGACGCCACCTTCTTCTGCCATGAGAACCCTTACGCCAACGCCCGCGTCTACCTGATCGACTCGACCGCGCCGGGCATCGACGCCGAGGTGTTCCGCGCCACCGAGGAGTCGCCGACGCACGTCAAGCTGCTCTACGGCTTCCGCGACGTGGTCGGCGGCAGCGAGATCTACCCCGAGGGAACCGTGCTCTCCGTCTACCGCCCGTCCGAGCCCTACTGGGACGACGCCGCCTACGTGCTCGACGTCTGGGACGAGTGGAGCGACGTGCTGCTCGAGACCGCGCAGGCCGAGGCCATCGGCGACCAGATCCTCAGCTGGATCAGCGCCAATCAGTACGAGGGCACGGTCACGATCGCCACCCCGACGGTGACCGACACCAGCGCCGGTGCCGGCCTCCAGGCGGAGCGCAACACCGCCTACATCCGCGCCGGCGACTTCCTCGTCGACCTGAGCCTCGCCGAGACGGCGCTGTGGCGCGTGACCAGCATGGAGATGGACGTCGACTCCGGCGTCGCCACGCTCGGCATCGGCGAGACGCGGGCCGAGTTCGTGGCGCGCATGGTGCCGCGGCGGCCGCGCAAGGTCATCGGCAAGAAGCGGGTCAACGGCAAGTGGGTCAAGATCTGGGGGGACGCATGACGGACCACTTCGAGGCCGCGAAGGACTGCATCCTCCAGAGCGCCCACGAGAACGGCGGCATCACCGTCGACCACCTCTTCGACGCGCTCATCGCCACCAACGCCGACCTCGACGAGCAGCATCAGGAGACGAAGGACTGGCACGAGAAGGTCATCGAGATGGTCGCCGACCACATCCAAGAGGCCAAGGTCCGGGACCAGCGCATCACCAAACTGGAGGAGTACGCCGAGGCGGGGCCGGAACTGGTGAAGAGCTACGTGCAGGGCTACGTCGACTGCGAGCAC